GGCGCCGACGCTGGAGATGATTCTTTCGGTGGACCCGATAACGGGGCTGGTGCTTCTGATGAGTTTGATTTTTCATCTGGTGATGCGCCTGTTCAAGAAGGTAAATTTATGCTTGACAAAGCAAAAAAACTAAGCATCTTTGCACCTGAGGGAAGTGAAGAGGCAAAATTTAAACACATAAATGAAGATGGTGAGAAAAGAAAATACCCAGCATGTCGTCCAACACCGTCTGCGTGCGGTACAAGAGGCAAGGGTAAAAAATGGGGTAAAAAAAGTACCTCAGAGGGCTTGAATATCTCAGAAAATTTTAGTATATTTAACAAAAACTATTTAAAAATGAGATTACAAGAAACATTTAACCATGAAGAACCGTTGGTGTTACCAGCTGAACCTAAGACTAAACCTAAAGAATCACCAATGATTCAACCTTCAAGACGCAATAAGCCTTTCTTACCTGAAAGAGAAACGCAACCAGACCCAAAAGCTGAAAACTAATGGATGATTTATATTTGATATATGTAAACTATGTTGGTAAAGATTATAAAGGTGATTACCTTTATGAATTTATTTTGTCTGATACAACAGAAGACATAGACGGTGATGAATGGGATACTTACCCAGCATCTGGAAGACCTGCACCACCACATGAATCATTTATAAAAAAGGTTGGTAGACTTGAGTCTGAGTTAATGCTAGATGTAATCCAAAATAGTGATACGTTTGCTGTTTGGGACGCAATTGACGGTGTTATCGCGTTGGCTTGGGAAAACATAGATGACTATGAAACATATCCTGAAAAAAGAATTTGTTTTAAATTCGGTGAACCTATCTCTAGTGTTGAAGATAAGTTATACGAAAAAGACCTAATATTGAAGTATAATATAAGCAAACATGAGCACAAAAAATAAAATTAACGAAGAAGAAAAATTTAAAATCCATGTTGATAAGAAAACGTTGGGTGATGCTAACAAAACAAAAGAGTTAGCTATGCTTAAAAAGAAAAACCCAAACATAGAATTTGATTTAGAACCACCTACTTCACAAAGTAGTGTTATTAGTTCTAGTTCTATGATGGAACAACCAGAAGCTATCATTCAACCTCAAGATAAAGCCACTATTAAATATCTTTCAAATGTCAAACACCCTGAAACTGGTGAAATAGCACAACCATTTAACATTTCAGATAAAAAATATCAGATGGTAAGAGGAATGACGCCAGATAAAAATATTGTGTTAGGTGTTTATTGTTTTGATGAATTAAACGAAGACGGTAGCAATAAAATTTATCATGTTGATGAATTTGAAAACAAAGTAGCTAAACCAATGCTTGAAATGGAAAAATTAACAACAGAAAGTGAAAATAAATCAACACAACCTGAAAGTCTTAATTTGGGTGAATATAAACACTTTGTAGTAAATGAAAAAACTGGTAAGTTTAAAAAGTTTAAGACTATCCCAGAATTGGCCGCCACTACCATGCTTGAAGATGAAAGATACATGGGTTTACAAGAGTTCAAAAAATTCTTTGAAACAAGAGTGTTTGGTGCGCCTAAAAGAAAAGAGTTGTCTGAAGTTGGTATGACTGGTCAAGAAAGTGATGAAGAAATGACTATTAAGTCTCAAAAACTTATGGGTCTTATCCAAAAAAGAATCCCATCAAATATTATTGATACAATTAAGACAAACAAAATTGCTCAAAGAGAAGTGATTGCAGCATTTGCCGAGTTAATCGGTGTACCTAGAAATGGTCTTACTGGTCTTGTTCAAGGTATTAAAGATTTAGCTAAGACTAATGGTCAACAACAACAACAACAGCAACAACCAGTAACTGAAAGTAGAGTAGTAAAAACAATAAAGAAAAAAGACATAAAATAATTTATGAGCAATTATAGAAAAATAGCTGAACAAGCATTGTTAAAATCACTAAACAGAAACAAACCCATGTTGAATGAGGGTGTTGTTTATGGTGATAACATTTCAGAAAGAATGCATCCACAGTTAGAGAAAGAATTAGCTGAACAAAAACACTCTTTGGGTAAGCATCCAGCAATACCTGAGGGTGATGAAAATAACTTTGAACAAAAAATAATGGGTAAACGATTCAGTGAAGTTGTTAACCGTTATAAGAGAGCATTTGATGTGGAAAGTATTGACAACACACAACTTATGCAAAACATGATGCCAATGGTTCATGAAACCATGGCGCTTGAAGCCAAACACAAAAAAGACTTAGAGAAATTGGCGGAGAAAATGATTCGTGATGAATATGACATGCCAGAGGATGTTGTAGAAATTCGCGCTAAGTTATCCCCAGAAGTTATGTTAGAGGGTACCAAGAAACACCCAACACCTAAATCCAACGATTATCAATTTGAAAGTCATGCGGATATGGTGAACGCTAAAGAAGAAGTTTACAAAAGACGTTTTTTAAACGCAATGATTCAAGGCGCCGCAAAGAAGACAAATCATATGTTCCACATGGTAGACGAAGAATTAACCAACATGGACCCACGTTTGTTGAACAGATATTCAAAGGTTATGTCAGCCGCCGATTACATGTACTATGTAATCCCTAAAATGGATAACGGTACTAGCGGTGGTGTTGTTAAAGTAACGTTCCCAACACCTGAAAACCCTAAGGCTGTTATCGAGGCTGAGGCTATGATATTCCCAGTTCTTATTCATGAGTTAGTTAAAGGAGTGATGGAGTTGTTATCTGCACACGGTTTACCTAAGGATAAAAAATTAGGTGATTATGTTGTTGATAAAGCCGATTTCTTAGCCGCTGAACCATGGGACATGAGAATTGGACCAGCATTGTGGGATAGATTTACCGATTCAATTGATAGCGATGATTTCCATTTAAAACATCACTTGTATATGGAGTTAGCTTCAATGCCAGTAAAAGAATTTAACGAGAACATGAGAGAAATTTTAGCTGGTACCAACAAGGGTAAAAAGATAGTAAAAGAAATACTTGATAACGTTAAGCGTGAATTACAAGAAGAAGAATTTGAGAACGCAATTAGCGAATTAAATACAACCGAAGAAAAGAATTATTTTACATTAGACGAAATAATGTTTGGTGATGATTTTGAGGTTGATGAAGGTGATGATGACACCTTTGATGTTGATGATTTGATTTAAAATGAGGGGCTAACAAGCCCCTCTTTTATTAGATATCCTTTATTTTACTGGATTTCAGCATATTTATTATAAAAAAGAAATAGATATGCTAACAGCACAAGAAATATTTAAAGAATATTCTAAGTGTCTCATGAACCCAACTTATGCGATTGAGACTTACTTGGAAACATTCGATAAGACACAAGAAGGGTTTGTTCCATTTAAACTATTTCCTAGACAAAAGGAAATTATAAAAGCATACGAAAGTAACAGGTTTAATTTAGTAACTAAACCTAGACAAGCTGGGGTTTCTACAACCACAGCCGCATATATGGCCGTTAAAGTTGGTTGGGCTGATGAAGACAACCCAGAAGCGGTTCTAATCATTGCTAACAAACAAGAATTGGCTTTCGAGTTCTTGGCAAAGATTAAAGACTTCTTGTCTCAGTTGCCTAGATGGGTGTGGGGTCATGAATATTACGGTAACCCTAAAAACGAGGGTAAATCAATTTTCCTTACAGATTCTAAAAAAAAAATAAAATTACCTAACGGTAGTCGTGTTAAAGCGGTTGCTACATCTAAGGATGCTTTGCGTGGTTTTACACCGACATTCCTTATTATGGATGAGGCTGCGTATATTGACAACGGAGCTGAGGTATTTGGTGCCGCGCTTACAGCGTTAGGTACTGGGGGTAGAGCAACACTTATTTCTACACCTAACGGTATGGACCCATTGTATTACAAAACATACGACCAAGCAAGAACCAAAAAGAACAATTTCAATATTATTGAAATGAAATGGTATGAGGATTTGCGTTACAATAAAGACTTGAGATGGATTAAAGGTGATGATGTTGAAAAAGAAATATATTTTACATTTGAATCCTATCAAAGAAGAATTGCTGATGGTTGGAAACCTACATCAAGCTGGTACGAAGAAATGTGTATGGGTATGAACAACGATGCCCGTATGATTGCCCAAGAGCTTGATGTATCGTTTATCGGTTCTGGGGGTAACGTAATTAGCGAAGAATTTATTGAGTACCACGAGAAAAACAATGTGTTGGAACCTAAGATAACAATGGGTCTTGAAAATGAGATATGGATATGGGAAGAACCACAAGAAGGACATCAATACATTATGGGTGTCGACGTTTCTAGAGGTGATGGTGAGGATAGTTCTACGATTGTTATTATTGATTTTACAACCATGGAACAAGTGATG